GAACATTTGATGAGTTTATTGCTGCAAGGGATGCCTTCAGATATATCAGAGACAATGAGCCTGAAGACAGTCCTGCTAAGAAACCAGCTTATGATAGATATCTTGCTAAGAGAGAAGCAGCCCAAGTTTGGAACGCTAAACTTATGGCATTGATAGAAGAATATCCTGAGTTTGGTACTATGACTGGTGAAGAGTTAGATGCTGAAATAGCTAAACAGGCAAAAACAAAAGAAGATAATACATTAAGTGAAGTTACTGTAACAGCTAAAAAGACTGGGGGTTAATAAATAAAATATATGGCAAACTATATTGGATTCAGCACTATAAATGCTAACAAACCGAAAACTACTAATGCTCCAACAGGTTCAGGTGGTGGTGTAGGTACTATATTAAAGGGCCTAGTATTTGGTAAAAAATATAAGATGGTAGACGCACCCTTAGTATTACAAGACTTCATCAATGCTCTTAATATACGTCAAGGTGAAAAAGTCGGGCAACCCGAATACGGCACAAAGTTATGGAGCTATGTGTTTGAGCCCAACACTACAGATATGCAGTTCCAGTTAGAAAATGAAATACGCAGAGTAGCTAGCCTAGACCCAAGATTAGATTTAAACTATGTAAAAGCATATCCGCAAGAAAATGGCATATTAGTAGAAGTAGAATTATCTGTTTCGCCATTCAATCAGGCTCAAATCGTCAGCATTTATTTCGACGGTACGAGCAGTAGAGCTTTAATAAAATAGGTTAAAAACTCGGTTTTTTGGTATTGATAAATACTAAAAATAGAGATTAACTATGGCGACAAGTTCTAGACAAAGTGCTATATTCGGTGTTAATGATTGGAAAGCAATCTATCAAACTTTCCGTCAAGCTGATTTTCGTAGCTATGATTATGAGACACTTCGCAAGAGTTTCATAGATTACCTTCGTTTATATTATCCTGAAACTTTTAACGACTATATTGAAAGTAGTGAGTTTATTGCCTTACTTGATGTCATAGCCTTCATGGGTCAAGGTCTTGCGTTTAGAAACGACTTGAATGCCCGTGAAAACTTTTTAGATACAGCAGAGCGCCGTGATAGTGTTATAAAACTTGCTAACTTAGTCAGCTATACACCAAAACGCAACTTATGTGCGCAAGGTTATTTAAAGATTGTAACAATACAAACTACACAGAATATCACAGACTTAAATGGAGTTAACTTAAGCAATCTTCCAATCTTATGGAACGATCCAGCTAACCCAAATTGGTTAGAACAATATAATACCATTATTAATGCTGCTTTAGTAGACACACAAAAAATAGGACGTCCGGGTAATGTAAGTGATTTATTAGGAATAGTTACTAGTGAGTATTCTATACAATTACCTGATAATGTTTTACCTATCATACCATTTAGCTCGACAGTAGACACGCTTAATATGAACTTTGAGTTAGTAAGTGTTTCAAGTGTAGATGAAGATTTTATATATGAAGTTCCTCCTGCGCCTATAGGTAGATTTAATATATTATATAGAAATGATATGTTAGGTTATGGAAGCGCCGATACAGGTTATTTCTTTTATTTCAAACAAGGTCAGTTACAAAACTTTGATTTTATATTGCAACAACAGATAGCTAATCAAACTGTTGATATTGATATTCAAGGCGTCAATAATACTGACACGTGGTTATATCAAACTAACACCAACAATAACTCAAACATTGTTTGGGAAAAAGTTGACAACATTTACGCTGATGCCTATCTGCAAGATGAATCTTCGCGTAGAGAAATATTCCAAGTTAACTCACGTTTTAATGATCAAGTCACATATGTGTTTGGAGATGGAGTATTTTCAAAAATACCAGTAGGAAGTTTTAGAGCCTATGTAAGATCAAGTAATGGATTAACATATACCATAGACCCAACTGAGATGAATGGCATCACAGTAGCGTTTACATATTTGAGCAGAGTTGGTAGATTAGAAACAATGACATGCCAGCTTGCATTAACTAATCCTGTAAGTAATGCTCAAGCGCGTGAAAGTTTAGCAGACATAAAGCAACGTGCACCAACACGTTACTACACACAGAATCGCATGGTAAATGGCGAAGATTATAACAACTTCCCATACACATTATACAGTTCAATCATCAAATCAAAAGCAATCAATCGTAGTAGTATTGGCGTAAGTAAAAATCTAGATTTGATTGATGCAACGGGAAAATACAGTAGCATCAACACTTTCGGTAACGACGGTGGGTTATGGGAAAATACGGATAATGGATTTTTAGCCTTAGGCATTAATACAACAAATGATATTAGATCGTTCTTAACTACAGACTTATCTAATGTATTAGCAAATGTAAAAGCAAATCAATATTATCTGCAAAACTATCCAAGATACAGTGTAAATCAATCAACTGGAGACGGTACTGTATTATGGACAACTAGTGTTGTTGATGCTAATAGTGAAAATGGATTCTTTTATACAGTATCAGGTGCGCAGGAAATACCAACTCAGCTAGGGACATTTAGTTCTCATAATGCAAAATATGTTACAAATGGAGCATTATGCAAGTTTGTTGCGCCTAGTGGTTTTTATTTTAATAATGATAATAGATTAGTAGCAGGTATTCCAGGCCCAAGCGATCAAACATTCATATGGACGACTGTTTTAAATGTTATTGGAGACGGTACTAATAATGGACAAGGAAACTTTCCTAATGGTTCTGGACCCGTTACATTAAACGGCTTCATACCTTCCGGGGCTATATTAAATCAAGTTATTCCCGTATTTGATAATAGTTTTAGTATTGATCTTATAGAAGAAGCAGTCATACGTCTAGACTTACAACAAAACTTTAGTTTAGTTTTTGATAATAGTAAAACTATAGACCAAGATCGTTGGAGCATTGAACCATATGATGACCCAGATTGGTTCGTAAGATTCACTAGCCAACAAGGAACAGATAATAGATATTTGGTCGAGTATAGAGCTATTACATATTATTTTGGTAGTGTAAGTGATTCACGTTTTACGCTTTCACCAAATGAACTTGTATATGATCCATTTTCAGGTAAAATATTACAAGACTACATTAATATGTTGAGTACTAATAGTTTACCAGATAGCAATAGTGCTTTAGGAAAAGATATTAAAGTTAATATTATTGGGCAAACAGTAGAAAGTGATGGTTATATAAATGATTTCCAAGTCGAAGTAGCATCTACTGACATCAATGATAGAAAAATAGTTATTAATCCAGATTTTTTTGAACTTGTAACAGGATATACTTCTGGGGCTGCAAATACAGGAATATATTGTTTCTTTGAAACATTACAGGACGCAGTCTCATTAACAAGAAAACAACTTGTTCCTTCCACAGACATTATTTACATATATCCAACTAAATCTCAAATAGAAATAGTAAAGTATGAATATCCTTTGGGACAAATATTTTATGCATATAGCGAAGTTGATGCACAAGGTGAATACAATGTATTTTATAAGACTGTGCAGGATCGAACAGTAGTAACACCAAGTTATTCATTAGTGTTGCAACCGCAATATACTATGCAGCCAGGTAGACAGGGATTGAGTTATCAATATAGACACAACTCTAATAATACTACTAGAATTGATCCTACCACAACAAATATTATTGACCTATACGTAGTCACAGAATCATATTATCGTGCCTATCAAAACTATATCAATGATACCACAAATACTGTTCCTGAACCTGACAGACCTACTATCAATGAGTTGAATACTGCTTATGGACAGGTAAACGATTATAAAATGTTAAGCGATAGCGTGATAATGAATAGCGTAGTATTCAAACCATTATTTGGACCTAAAGCAGCAGAGGCGTTAAGAGCCACCATTAAGGTAATCAAGACAAGCACGACGGCTGCTAGCGACAGCGAAATACGCAGTGCTGTTTTAACGGCCATGGATGAATATTTTAACATAAATAATTGGAACTTCGGTGATACTTTTTATTTTAGTGAGTTGAGCGCATACTTACACGCAGAAGTAGGCGATTTTATAAGTTCAGCAGTATTAGTACCAAATAATCCTGAAGAACCATTTGGAACATTATATGAAATAAAATGTGCCCCGTATGAGATTTTTGTGAACGCAGCAACAGCGAACGATGTATTAGTGATAGCAGCATTAACACCAACTGAGTTACAAGTAAGATAAAATGACTAGAATAAGAACTCTTAACTTTTTGCCTAGCATCTTTCAGACACCTACCAACAGTCAGTTTTTAGGTGCAACTTTAGATCAAATAGTAAATCCTCCTGTAACAAAAAGAATTGAAGGATACATCGGTAGTAAGTTTGGTTATGGTATTAATGCAAAAGATTATTATGTTACTGAGCCAACTAAAACAAGAAC